GGATTATCCAGAGTTTAACTTAGGCTCACGACAACAGATAGGTCGTTACCTACAATACTTCGGATGGAAACCAGAGACCTTCACAGAGAAAGGACAGCCAATCGTTGATGAGAGCGTTCTTAATAAGGTGAAGGGTATACCGGAAGCGGAGCTTATTGGTGAGTACCTTATGGTACAGAAGCGTATCGCGCAGATACAGAGTTGGGTGGATGCAGTTCAGGACAACGGTAGGGTACATGGTTACGTGAACTCTAATGGCGCTGTCACAGGACGTATGACGCATTCCAAACCAAACATGGGTCAGGTTCCGGCAGTCTACTCGCCTTATGGTAGAGAGTGTCGTGAGGTCTGGACAGTACCTAGCGGATACACCTTGGTAGGTATGGACGCAAGCGGTTTGGAGTTACGTATGCTTGCACACTACATGAACGACGAGAGGTACACTAATGAAATTCTCACGGGAGATATACACACGGCAAACCAGTTGGCTTCGGGGCTTGCTACTAGAGACCAAGCAAAGACTTTCATCTACGCTTTTCTATACGGCGCAGGAGATGCAAAGATCGGAAGTATCGTCGGAGGAACTGCTAAAGATGGTAAGCGACTTAAGGAAAAGTTCCTCAGCAATACGCCTGCTCTTGGAAGGTTACGAGAACGAGTTGGGGTGGCTTCAGGAAGAGGTTATGTTCTTGGACTGGATAGGCGAAGGGTCTATGTACGATCAGAACACGCGGCACTGAACACTCTACTACAAAGCGCAGGTGCAATCGTTATGAAGAAAGCACTGCAATTACTAGATGAGTACGCAACCAAATGGAACATTGATTATAAGATTATAGGAAATATACATGATGAAATTCAAACAGAAGTACGATCAGATGAAGCTGATGTTTTCGGACGACTCGCCACCAGTTGCATCGAAGCGGCAGGACTCCACTACAAGCTCAACTGTCCCCTCGCAGGCGAGTACAAAGTCGGAGACACATGGGCAGATACCCACTAATAAAAACTGTATATACGAAGACGGACAGTGGTGGTATGTAGGTCAGAGTGACGGAGGTAGGCGTCGTGTAGAGTCTCACAACAGAAAGAACACTAGCAGGATGTTTGTTGACGGCAAGTACATTCCTAAGTCTCATCCTCTATATAAAGCAGGGCGCTATAAGGCTTTCTCTGACGCGGCTTTTAGTTCCTTAGAGAACTACGATAAAAACATGGAAGGTCAGGTATACATCGCTGTCAATCCTGCTTGGCCTGAGTGGGTGAAGGTGGGCATGGCAGTTGACGCTGAGGACAGACTAAACAGCTACCAAACTAGTTGCCCTTTCCGTGATTATGTGTTATACTATAGTTATAATGCAGAAGATAGACGGAAGGCTGAAAGCAAGGCACATTATAAGTTAGCTCAACAGTTTGAACGTAGGAACGAATGGTTCAACTGCTCACCAGAGGAAGCAATAGAGGTGCTAAATGAAAACAACTGATACAGTAGTAGCTGACATCTACAAAATGATGGAGACAAAAGATGCTGACCCATCGGTAGACGTAGAGGCTGAGATTGAGAAGTTTGGGGAGGGTGTTAAAGCCTTGATGCGTACCGAGTTTGGCAGAGAGAAGCGACAGGATAAGCGAACGCTCAGGTTGTCAAACGTAGGACGTACTGACCGCTACCTTTGGAACGTAGTAGCAGGGACAGAGAAGGAGAAGATACAACCACATACCTACATCAAGTTTATGTATGGCCACCTGATTGAAGAGATGTTATTGTTTATGACTCGGATGGCAGGACATACGGTAACCGATGAGCAGAAGCGGTGTGAGGTTGAGGGTATCCAAGGTTCAATGGACTGTAAGATAGACGGTGTAGTGACAGACGTTAAGTCGGCTAGTAGTTTCGGCTTCAAGAAGTTCAGGGATGGAACACTGATTAACGATGACCCTTTCGGTTACGTTGACCAGATTAAAGCCTACGCTCACTCAGAGGGTGCAACAGAGATAGGCTGGTTAGCAATGGATAAGACGAACGGTTACCTTACGTTCCTCAAGTACGACATGGCTGACCCCGAAGTTAAAGAGTTGCTTGACTTTGAGTCTACCATTACCGAGAGGGTTACATATCTCAAGGACATGGTAAAAAAGCCCGAACCTGACACCTATTGTTACAAGCCTAAGCCAGATGGTAAGTCAGGGAATCTGGAGTTAGCAATCGGTTGTTCCTATTGTCAGTACAAGAAGCATTGTTATCCTAACCTTAGGGCGTTTAAGTACTCACATAAACCTAAGTTCTTATGTAAGGTAGTTAAGGAACCTAAAGTGCAGGAGCTTAAACTAGATGAGTAAGAAAAAGTTTAGGTCTGGATTAGAGTCAGCCTTGTATGACCAACTCAACAAAGAGTTTACATACGAACCGTATCGACTTCCATACGTTATAAAGAAGAAGTATCTGCCGGACTTTGTACATGAGGAAAAGCAGATACTAATCGAGGCTAAGGGTTACTTCAGGGTTGGCGACACACAAAAGTACACCGCCATCCGAGACTCAATGCCAGAGTGGGAGTTAGTGTTTGTACTGTCAGACCCTTACAAGAAGGTACGTAAGGGTAGCAAGATGACTATGGGACAGTGGTGTGAGAAGGAAGGCTTTGCTCACTTCACCGTAAAGACTACGAAGGAATTACTAAAGTATGTGAGGGATAAAAATGTCGTTTGAAGAATACAAGGAACAGTTCCTACGCGACCATGATGAGATAACTATATTGGAAGTGCTAGAGATAAACGGTGAGGAACTACTTGAAGCATTTGAAGATAGACTGATTAGACATAGAGAGGATACTTATGAGTTGTGATGCCTATGATATGAACCCTGATTCGCCCTATTACGGTGAGCTTGCTTGTATGACACCTAAGCCAGATAGCCGTGAAGATATTGAACGCAGGTTTCTAAACAAGACGACAAAATGGGAACTGTTCGATGAGTTAGAGTTTTGGAAGTCAACAGCTATAGAACAGGGCGCACCTGAAGATGCTTACGAAGACTGTCTTGCTGATGTAGCGCGTATGTTTGAAGAGATAGACCCATACAACACAGGAGAAATACACGGATGAGCATTAACGAGGCAACACCGGAGATGTGGGACAGGCTACGTACAAAGTACAAGGCGTTGGCTGAGGAAGAACAGGACGACCCTGTAGAAAACCCAGTACATTACAACACCGGTTCCGTAGAGTGTATCGAGGCTATCAAGGCTAGTATGTCTGACACAGAGTTCAAAGGCTACCTCAAGGGTAACGCTATGAAGTACCTCTGGCGTTATGACTACAAGGGTAAGCCCGTAGAGGACTTAAAGAAAGCACAGTGGTACTTAGCACGGTTGACCGAGGAGGTATCGTAATGCAAGGACAGACACACGGCGGTAAGGGTTCATCAGTACGCCCTACTGACAAGAAGAAGTTTGAAAACAATTACGACGCTATCTTCGGTAAGAAGAACAAAGACAAACAAGATAAGGAGAAAAAGAAGAATGGATAAGTATCAACAGTTTATACACAAGTCACGTTACGCACGATGGATTAAAGAGGAAGGTCGTCGGGAGACATGGGAAGAAACAGTACAGCGTTACGTAGATTTCTGGACAGAACGTGGACAGATTGACCGGAAAGTGGCCGATAAATTATACAACTCTATCCTAAACCTAGAAGTTATGCCGTCAATGCGTTGCCTAATGACTGCCGGTGTAGCTCTGGACAAGGACAACGTAGCAGGATTCAACTGTAGTTACCTAGCCATTGACTCACCACGTAGCTTTGATGAGCTTATGTACGTACTGATGTGCGGTACTGGTGTAGGGTTCAGTGTTGAACGTAACTTCATTACCAAGCTACCTGTAGTCGCTGAGTCATTCCACAAGACTGACACTACCATTGTAGTAGGTGACAGTAAGGTAGGTTGGGCATCAGCGTTCCGTGAGCTTATCGCCATGCTGTACGCAGGTAAGATACCTAAGTGGGATATGTCAGGTGTACGACCCGCAGGTGCAAGACTAGAGACATTCGGTGGTCGAGCGTCAGGGGCGCAACCTTTGGACGACTTGTTCCACTTCTGTGTTGATGTCTTCCGTAAGGCAGAGGGACGCAAGCTGACATCCATTGAGTGTCACGATGTAGTGTGTAAGGTAGCTGACATTGTAGTTGTAGGTGGTGTGAGACGTTCGGCATTGATTAGTTTGTCTAACCTATCAGACCAACGTATGGCTAAGGCTAAGTCAGGAGCATGGTGGGAGAACGACGGACACCGTAGACTAGCTAACAACAGCGTAGCGTACACAGAGAAGCCAGACTTCGAGGCTTTCCTTAATGAGATGCAGACACTGTACGAGTCTAAGTCAGGTGAACGTGGTTTGTTTAGTCGTGTAGCAGCACAGAAGATTGCAGCTAGGAATGGCCGTCGTGACCCTAATCAGGACTTCGGTACTAACCCTTGCTCTGAGATTATCCTACGCAGTAATCAGTTCTGTAACTTGTCAGAGATTGTAGTACGAGAGGATGACACGGAAGAGACGTTGAAAGCTAAGGCGGAAGTAGCTGCTATCATTGGCACCTTACAGGCTACCTTGACTGACTTCAGGTACCTACGTAACATCTGGAAGAAGAACACTGAGGAAGAGGCTTTGCTAGGCGTGAGCATGACAGGTATCATGGACAATGCTTTACTCAGTACTCCTAACAACCCAGAGACGGAAGCATTACTAGAAGGTGTACGAGATGTCGCTATTGCAACCAATAAGAAGTGGGCTAAGAAACTTGGTATCAATCAGTCTACTGCCGTTACTGCTGTTAAGCCGAGTGGTACTGTATCTCAGCTTGTTGATAGTGCTAGTGGTATCCATCCTCGCTTCTCTAAGCATTACATTCGACGTGTACGTTCGGACAAGAAAGACCCGCTTGCAGTCTTTATGAAGACAGCAGGGTTCCCTGTCGAGGATGACGTTATGTCTGACTCCTCATCAGTGTTCAGCTTTCCTGTCAAAGCACCAGAGACCAGTGTGACGGTCAGTGACGTAGGTGCAATGCATCAGCTAGAGCTTTGGAAGATGTACCAGAATAGTTGGTGTGAGCATAAGCCAAGTATCACAGTATACTACACTGACAGCGAGTTCCTTCAGGTAGCTCAGTGGATTTGGGATAACTTTGACTTGTGTAGTGGTATTAGTTTGT